AAAACTGGCTTTGAAATGCGTCAGAAATTGCAAGGCGCTGGTGAAGTTGGTTTGACTGCGTTGACAGGCGCTGTGGCTGCTCCATTGGCTGCTGTTACAGGCGCTGTGGCTGCTGCTCGTTCTGGCAAGTTTGGCACTAAAGAAGGTGTGCAAGCTGGTGAAGAACAAGCTAAAAACCTGATGGGTCAAATGACCTACCAGCCCCGCACAGCAAAAGGCCAAGAGTATATGCAAGGGCTTCAACAAGCTTTTGAAGCAAGCAAGTTGCCCCCTGTTGGTGTGCCTGAAGTTGCTGGTTTTGCTCCTTTGGCTGGCCCTGCTGTTGAGCAAGCCACTGGCGTACCTGGTCAATTGAAAGCTGGTTTTCAAAAGCTCAAATCTGAATTGCCAACTGTCCGTGTTGAAAAAACTGGCTCTGGTTTGCAATCTGGTGGCGCTGCTGCAACAACCAATGAAGCCGCTGTTCGTTCAGCATTGGAAAGCGCCAGCCCAGAACTTCAGCAATCATTGAAAGATGTGCCTGTCAATCAGGTCAACTTGCCTGTTCTTGAGCGTCACGTTGAAGCGGATTCTTTGCCTATTCCTGTCCGATTGACAGAAGGCCAAGCCACTCAAGACATTCACAAAATTTCTAACGAAATGAATGGTCGGGCTAAAAACCCAGAGTTGGCAAATCGTTTGAATGAACAAAACGGTCAGTTGATTGAAAATTTGAACGCCATTCGTGACAATGCAGCGCCTAACGTTTATGGCACTACTCACGTTGAAAACGGTGAAGCCTTAATAAATTCTTACAAAGAAATTGACACTCAGCTTAAAGCTGGCATCAATGAGAAATACACGGCACTCAAAGATGCTGCTGGCGGTGATTTTCCTGTTGATGGTGCAGCAGTTGCTGACAATACTTTTAAGAATCTCAAGAAAGAATTGAAAACAGATTATTTGCCTTCGCCAATTGCAAGACAGTTGGAAGCATTTAAGGCTGGTGAACAAATGACTTTTGAACAGTTTGAGGCATTACGCACAAACTTGGCTGCTGAGATTCGTAAAGCTGAACGCGCTGGCGATGGCAACACTGTTGCTGCTTGTAACGTAGCCCGTCAAGCGTTGGAAGATTTGCCTTTAACTGGTGAAGCTGCTGCACTCAAACCATTGGCTGATGCTGCTCGTTCAGCCGCCAAAGAACGCTTTGATTTGCTTGGCAAAGACAAGGCTTACAAAGCCGCCATCAATGGCACTGTTGCTGCTGATGACTTCATCAACAAATATGTTGTGAATGGCAAAAAAGCTGACGTTGACCAAATGATTCAAATTCTTGGTCAAGATTCTGCCGCCCGTGAAACAATGGCTGCTGGCATGGTGAACTGGCTTAAAAACAAAGCTGGTGTTGTCAATGAAAACGGCAATTTCAGTCAAGCTGGTTACAACAAAGCCTTGGCGCAAGTTGACCCTAAATTGTTGGCTATTGTTGGCCCTGAAGTTGAAAAGCAATTAAAGACTTTGGGCAACGTTGCTCGATACACTCAAGTTCGACCAAAAGGCAGCTATGTAAATGAATCAAACACATTCACAGCCATGATGGGTGAAAAGGCCAAATCAGGCGCTGAACAGGCATTGAACTTGGGCAGCGTTAAAGCTGGAATCCCATTGCCTTTGGGCAGCATGGGTCGGCAATTTATGGCAAATCGCGCAGAAGCTAAACAATTGAAACAATCATTGCAACCTGGCGCTGGCGTTCAATTAAAAGACATTGGTAAGGAAAAATAATGGCAGTCAATCTTTCACCCATCGGAAACGGTCAACAGTTCTTTTCCAATCTTGGTATTCCACTAAGCGGTGGCTTGTTGTATGTTTATCAGGCTGGTTCAACATCGCCTGTGACAACATACACAGACCCAAGCGGATTGGTCGCAAACTCAAACCCAATTGTTTTGGGTACTGATGGCAGACCACCGCAAGAAGTCTGGTTGACTGAAGGCTACAACTACAAGTTTGTTTTGGCTGACAGCACAAACGTGACCATTGGCACATACGACAACATTTATGGCATTCCTAACACCGTTTCTTCTGGTGGCGGCACAACCATTCCTGCTGGCTTGATTTCGTTGTGGTCTGGCTCAATTGGTTCAATCCCTTCTGGCTGGTTGCTGTGTGATGGTAACAACTCAACACCTGACTTGCGTGACCGTTTTATTGTTGGCGCTGGTAACAATTATTCTGTTGGCGGTCAAGGTGGTTCGGCTGATTCGGTTGTGGTTAGTCACACGCACACGGCTACATCTGTTGTCACAGACCCTGGCCACAATCACACTGCGGCTGATGTTTCGCTTACAGATAATGGTGAAGGCTACTTTGTTGGTGGTGACACTACAACTGGAACAGACCTTGTGATTGGCTCAAACACAACTGGTATCACAGTTGCCACAACCAACACAAGCACTGGCGTAAGCGGTACAAACGCCAATCTGCCACCTTACTACGCTCTTGCGTACATTATGAAGTCTTAAACATGGCAACCATTGACGCAACAGATGCTCGTTTGAGTACGCATGAAGAAATTTGTGCGTTGAGATACGAAAAAATCAATGAATCGCTGGCTCACGGTGAAAAGCGCATGACCAAAATCGAATACTTGCTGTATGCGGTGATGGCGGCTGTTCTTCTTGGGCCTGGCGTTGCTGCCGAGTTCTTCAAAAAGCTAATCGGTTTGTGATGTGCCAATTGGGACTGCGTTATTCGCGGCGACAGCGGCTTTTCAGCTAGTCAAAGATGGCTGCGCTCTTTACAAAGAAGTAAAAGGCGTAGCTGGCAACGTAAAGCAAATCTATGATGAAATTTCTGGTCAATTCTCTGGTAAACCAATTACGAAAGAACAGGCTAAGAAGGTTGAGGCAGCGAAGGCGCGTGTTGCGGAAGTAGCAAAGGCAGACCCTGACCAAGTTATTTTCAAGATTGGTGACGAACTTGGGAATATGTTTGATGCGTTTGACAAGCTAGAAGAACTTTTCTGGGAACAGGAACGGGAAGCCAAGAAAGTTCAAGCCGCTGGCACTTCGTTAAAGCGCATGGCGTTAAGGCGAATCATGGTTAGACAGAAGCTGTTGGCTATGCAAGTGGAGTTGCGTGAACAAATGGTTTACCACAGCCCACCTGAATTGGGTGCTTTGTGGTCGCAGTTTGAGGAAATGCGTAAACAGATAGAAGAAGAACAAAGGATTGCGCGTGAAAAGCAGGCAAGAGAAGATGCAATTCTGAAGCGTGAACAAGAAATGTTGATGCGTGAAGTTGCCGAAAAGTCAATTGATGCTGGCGTTGCTTTGGTTGGATTGATTTTTTTGGGATGGTTGTTGTGGCAAGTAAAAAACCAAGCGATTCAACGAGCGTCTTTCTGGCACATCTGATTGTGTTGGCTGTGCTGGTCGTGGTGTTTGCTCTGTCTTTCATTGCCTATGTGGAAACGCTATGGATGAAGGCTGAAATCCAAAAAGAAGCCCGTGAGTTGCGTAAATTAAAAAATGAACTGAAGAAGGAAAAATGATGTTACCAATCGTTGCTGGAATCGTAGCCAACCTAATCAACAACGGGATGCACAAGGTTGCTGACCAAGTGATTGAAAAAGGCGTTGATGCTGTTCAAGAGAAGTTGGGCATGGAACTAAAACCAGAAGGTGAAGCCACGCCTGAGTACAACGCCAAGCTGCAAGAAGAAGCCAACCGCCATTCTGAGTTCATGGCTGCGCTTGACGAAAAGTCTACCCAACGCGCCACGGATATGTATATGCAAGATGAAACGACCAAGAAGTTTGCACAGCACTACGCTTGGTTTATCACCGTGGTGTCGTTTCTTTACTTTTTCATGGTTTCTTTCATGCCTATCGAAAACCGCAACCGTGACTTTGTAAACATCATTTTGGGCTTTTTGATTGGTACTGCTGTGAACTCGTTGATTCGCTTCTTCTTTGGCTCAAGCAACAAAGCGCAAGAAGATGTGGACAAGAAGCAAAAAGAAATGGGCGGTGACAAATGATTCCAACCATTGCAAATCTACAAGCTGCCAAGGTTAAGAACCCAGAAAAGTGGATTGACGCAATAGTTGCCACTTGTCAGGAATTTGAAATTGACACACCGCAAAGAATCGCTGGCTTCTTGGCTCAGACTTCGCATGAATCTGGCGGCTATACGATGCTTTCCGAAAACCTTAATTACCGCGCTGCGACTTTGGCTGCTTGTTGGCCTAACCGTTTTGCTGTTCTTGGCTCGGATAAGAAGCCCATCAAAGAAAACGGAAAGCTAGTTCCTACGGCTGTGGCAAACAGCATAGCGGGTAAGCCTGAGTTGATTGCAAACTTGGTTTACAGCGGTCGTATGGGCAACGGGCCTGCTGAATCTGGTGAGGGGTGGGCGTTTCGCGGTCGCGGATTAAAGCAACTCACGGGAAAATTTAACTATGAAAAATGCGGGTCTGGGTTGGGTGTTAATCTTGTCGCTAATCCTGATTTGCTTCTTGAACCTTTGTATGCCGCAAGGTCAGCAGGATGGTTTTGGAAAGCAAACGCCTTATCCACATTCGCAGACGCAGGCGACATTAAAGGCATGACCAAGAAAATCAACGGTGGCTTCATTGGGTTGGAGCAACGCCAAGCCTTGTATGACGTTTGCCTAAAGTCAGTCTTGAGCAACTAACAGGGCAAGGACAACAAAGAACACAGCAACATAAAGAGCTACTGCGGCAAACAAAAAGCCAATTAGTTCAGCCATGTTTGTGTTCCCTTGCTTCTGCTAATGTTTGGAAGTATTCGTCACAGCGTTTGCAACGCCAGAGCCTTTGTTCTCTGACCTTTGCAACACGCTGTTCACGGTCAAGCCACCCAATTGTTAGGCAAGAGTCGCCCCGATAGCTTGTCACGCTTTCGATGTGTAACGGCAATCTTGCATTTGTTTTCATTTGACTTTGGTGGCTTAACTGGTTTTGGCTCTTTGGCCTGCAATGGTTGGTAAGGCCACGGTGCATTTGGCGCTAGGATTGTCTTGTACTTCTGAAATCCTGTTGAATTCTTCATCTTCTTCTTTTGTCCATTGGATGTTGTCGTAACCGTTTGACCAGTTCTTGTGGTTTGTTGGGCGCTGCTTATCGCCTTTGCCGCCATCGTTCATAGTTCTCTCGCTTCCAGCATTGCGTCTGCCATTCTGTATGACATCCAAGCAGCGTTGTTCACCTCGCCACGGTGAGCGTCTTGCTGGTCAATGATTGACTGCATCGCCTTGGCAGCAAAGTAATCACGCAAGGTCATCCCTTGGGCGTAGCCAGGATTGCTTGGCGGAAACGCTGGCCCACCTGTTTCTTTATTCATTTAACCCCCTTTGGCATACCTGCCTTTGCATAAGTGTAAAACTCAGTTCTTTCAATAGAAACACGCTTAGTCTTTGGAAAGTCACTTAACGGGCTTGTCTTGGCTATGCCATTGCTTTCGCGTGTGGCTCGTGCCATCGTTCCGTATTTCACGCCATTTGCTTTGGCGTCTGCTTCTTTACGGATAGAAGCCATAAATTCTGGCATATACGTTGCAACGTAAGCAGGGTGGAAACAATTAATAATTTGTTTTTGCATTTTTTGCTCTTAGTTTCTGAGATTCAGACATTTTCTTTTTTGTTGCATCGCTCATTTTCTTTCCAAGTTTTGCCAACGATAATTTTTTCTTATGTTCTTCAGAAAGTTTTTTACCTTTCCAAATTGATGCTGTTATAGCTTTATGTTCTTCTGAATTTTTTTGCCCAAGTCTGTGTTTATTTCCCAAATGTGCTTTTGAAATCTTTGCCCTTGCTTCTTTTGAAAGAACAAAATTTTTCATTCTTGCAGATGTTTTTAAACGTTGCTCTTGGCTAGGAACATAACCTGTAACACCATCTCCACCGTCTGTTTGATTGCATAGTTTTATTCCCATGCTTCGAAAACAGAAAATTAAAAATTTCTCATGTTCTAACGCTTCTTGATGCGTTGCCCAATTAGCAACTTTTTCAGTCAAAATTCCATGTTTTGCAACAATGCTTTTCCAATGTTTACTTCTATGAAACTCTGAATTTATCCTGTTGCCAGAACCTTTGCCAACATAAAAGATTCGTGAAACATCATCTTTACATCTATGAATGTATGTGTAATGTTTAAACATCATCTAGCATCCAATCAATTAAAAGTCCAATTATCAAAAGTTCAATCACAGCAAGTCCTGTTGAAAAGGTTTGAATCGCCATTCACGCTCTTGCCTGCCGCTGTTTGATTTGACGGTGATGCCTGTCTGTTCTATCAAATCCATCTTTTCCAACTCGCTCAAACGTCTTGCCACTTGGTTGCTTTGTAAGCCTGTTTGGTTGGCAATGCCATCTTTACCCATTGGGCCAAACCGTTGCAACGCAGCCACAATAACTTCTTGGTGCATCTTGGCTACGTCTTTGATTGAATCAGCCGCTTGAAAACTGGTGATTGCGTCTGTTGCTCTTGCTCTGAAAAATTTAAACATATTCGTTCCTATGCAAATGGGTGGGGCTACTGGCTACTTCTATCAGGGCATCACCGCATGAACTAAATCACTTGGCTGTGCGTTATCTAATAGCATCCGCTTTCACCCCAAAATCTTAGAAATTCAAATCATCGTCTGGGAAACCATCGTTTGATTGCTTCTTTGGTGCAAACTTTTGGTCGCCTTCTTTTGGCTCAAAAAGGTAAGCCCAACCTGACCAGCCGCCTTCAACTAAAGGCACTTGGTCAAGTTTGAGCATCTGACCCTTCTTGGTTTCAATGATGCTACCAATGCGCTGATAACGCACTTTTTCTTGACCGTCTTTTTGGTATGTGCCAGCCTTGACCGTCACTTCATAAACTATTGCCATGTTTTTCTTTCAGTTCGTTAAGTTTCATAATTTTGCCATCCAGTTCAACCAAGAACTTTTTGACTTCTTCTTCAAGCATTGCAATGTAGGCGGCATCCCGTGAAACGCGCTTTACAAACAATTGAAGTTCTGTGGGCAACCGTGGGTCAAACGACACAAAGTCACACCATTGGCGACCAGTGCAAGCCATTTGCCATTGCATTTGGGTGTTGTATTTGCCTGGCACTGTTTGGCTCAAAAGTGTATCAATATGGGTTGCTGTGTTGGGACACTTAATCTCAAGCTGTCCAACATCGCCAACAAGCCCATCAGGAGAAGCGCCAGCGGCTTCAATTGTTGGGTGGGTAATCATGGCAACTTCATCCACTAAAACGTCAGCATGGGCTTCATACGCTGCTCTAGCCAATGGTTCAGTTTCAGTACCCCACTGCATAGCTGAGTTTGAATAGGATTCAGCTACGGTGTTGGTCATACGTTCACAGACCAATTGAGCCATGTAGTTGTCACGGCTAGTGCTGTAACCTGTCTTTGTCTTGGCGATAACGTCAGCAACACGGCTGGCGGTTACTTTACCAAGGCGTTGTGCAAACCATTTGGGTGAGCCTTGTTCAATCATTTTTAATCTCCGCAATTGTTGGTATATCTTGCCAGCCAAGCCATGTCATTTCAACTTTGCCAATGTCCCAAAATTTCCACCATGACGCTTTTTCTACCGTGATAGCGCCAACTCGTTGTTGAAGCACTTTTTTGTTGCCACGTTTGACGTACCTGAATTCGTAATAAGTCATTTCAAACTCGCTTTCTTTTCGTCTTTGACTGCAAT